CATCGAGAAAGCGATCCGGGCAATCCTCGTTGCCAATAACACGGTGAAGGCGATAACGACCCGCTGTTATCCGGCGAAGCTGCCACAAAACCCGACCTATCCGCTTATCTCCTACCACAAGATATCAGGTCCCCGCGACCATCACTTGCAAGGCCCGTCAGGACTCGCACACCCGCGTTTTCAGGTGGATGCGTGGGCGACAACCTACGATGCGGCGAAAGAGCTTGCCAACGCAATCAGGGTCGCTTTGGACGGATACAGGGGTACGGTGGGAACGGTAGAAATAGGTTCGATCCTGTGTAGCAACGAACATGAAACCATCGAGGAAGCCGTATCGTGCCATCGCGTGGGGTATGACTTCATGATTTGGCACTCAGAATAAGACAAGGAGGACATTAAAATGGCCATTGAATCTCAGGGAGCAAAACTGGAAATATCGGGAAGCTCGGGGGCCGCGGTCGAGACCATGACGGCTACGGTCGGCTATCCGACGTTGCTCACCAAGGAAGACCACGGGTTGACGGACGGCACGATAGGGACATTGAGCGCCTTCGCAGGGGCAGATGCCGGGCTGATGAACGATAAGGTCGTGACGGTGAAATACGCCACCGACGACACGTTCTGCGTTGATATCGACACGACCGGGAAGACCCTGACAGCCGCGAACGGCACCATCACACCGCTTGCCTATCTTGAGGTAGGAGAGATAACCGACTTCGACGGGCCTTCCGGCTCGGCCTCGGTCATCGATACGACCAACCTCCAGAGCACGGCGAAAGAAAAACTTATGGGTTTGCCTGATGAGGGACAGTTCAGTCTGACCATCAACAGACAGCCCGACGATGCTGGACAGCTTGCCGTAAGTGCGGCTCGGAAGGCGCGGACAGAGAAAAACTTCAAGCTGACACTATCGGATGGTTCCGTTCTGTCTTTCGCCGGGTACGTTCTCGGCGACACATGGAGCGGAGGGGTGGACGGCAAGGTGAGCGGTTCCATCACCATCGAGATATCAGGAGCGGTATCTCTGACATGAACCGGATAACTGGCGAAAAGAAAGTGATTATCAACGGTCAGGGGCACGTCATGCGCTTTACGTGGCGCGCCCTGGCCGCTATTGAGGCCGAGTTCGGGGACAATCCAAACCTGTTCAATGCGGAAGTTCTGGCGAAAGTGGCGTCAGCCGGGCTCGCCGAGAAGCACCCCGACATGACACCGGAACGGATCATGGACCTGTCACCTCCCTTGATGCCCTTTTGTGCGGATGTCAAGGAGGCTATCCAGTGGGCTTATTTCGGAACGGAAGCGATCCCGAAGGCAGACGCTCCGGCAGAGGTAAAAAAAAACCGTCTGGCGGGTATGTTATGGCGGGTTATAAATCGGCTGTTGCGGCGGGGATAAGCCCCGTCGAATTTTGGAACATGACCCCGTACCTGACGGGGAAGGCGATCAAGACGATCCTAGATGAGACGGTAACACGAAACTGGACATTGGCGGCAATGATGAGGATGAAAAAGCTACCGAAGCTGGATGAACTCTTGAACAGGGGAACACGTAAACCCGATGTAAGCGCACGGCTCAAGTCCGCTCTGATGGGGTTCAAGGGCAAAGGAGGTGTGTCATCGCCGAACCGATAGGTGCCCTTCGCGCTGAGATGTCCGCAGATTGGGCTCAGTTTCAGTCCGACATGCACAAGGCCCGTGATGCCGTCAAAAACTCCGGCGCTGCCATGCAGACGAGCATGGATAAGGCGAAGAAGTCGTTCGACCTTACCAGCATATCCATTGCGAAACTGGCGGGCGGTATCAGTGCAATCTATATCACCAAGCAACTTATGCACATTGCCGACACGTACACGCTGATGGACAACAAGCTAAAACTTGTCACAGGCTCTGCCGACGAATTAAAGTACGTGCAGGAAGGTCTTTATCAGCAATCTCTCCGGTCCTTCTCATCCTACGAGTCATCCGTTGACCTGTACTCGCGCTTTGCGAAGGCGACGGAAACCTTGGGGACAAGTCAATCAGAACTTTTGAGAATCACCGAGACGTTGAATAAAGCCATGATCATCTCCGGGGCGACACAGGAAGAATCGAAAAACGCGATCATCCAGTTATCCCAGGGCATGGCATCCGGTGTACTCCGGGGTGAGGAATTTAACTCCATCATGGAGAACGGGTCACGCATATCCAAGATGCTGGCCGACTACCTCAAGGTCGATATCGGACAGCTCCGGGAAATGGCAAAAGAGGGAAAGATCACCTCCGAAACCATGATCAAAGCCTTTCAGGCATCGGCCGAAACCATCGAGAATGAGTTTTCCAAGATGCAGCCCACCATCGATCAGGCCATGACCAATCTGAAAACCGTTTTCGGGCGGCTCCTGTCGGACAGTAACAAGAGCGCGGAAGGTACGAAATCCGTAGCCGACGAGATCATGAAGCTGGCACAGACCATTGAACAAAATAAACCGGGCATCATCGAACTTTTCTCGGAAATTATCTCTCTCGCGGGAAAGGCGGCGAAGGCAATCGGCAACATAGGCCAATCCTTGCAGGGATGGGGGGCGGTAAAGCGGGGCGAGCTCGGGATAGGTGAGTTTGCCACCATGGGACCGGCGGACCTGAAAAAGTGGCTGGCGGGGAACGATACCGAGGAAAAAAGGATAAACAACCAGATCGCACGGTTGAGGCAGAAACGGGCAGGGGCGATATTACCGCATTATCAGGCGCCCATTGATAAAGAGATCGCACAGCTCGAAGCCAAACTCAAGGCCGCGCAGGGGAAAGAATCTACCGTTGACAATTACGTCCCTTCATCGGGCAGGAAGCCTGGTACTGGTGGCGCGGGCGGCAAGGACAAAAAGGGTTCCGGCAAGTCCGAGGCCGAGAAAGCCTTTGAGCGCGGGCAACAGGCAATTCAACAGCTTGAGCGCGAACAGGCCGCGATAGGCGACGTAACCCGCGAGGAGCAGATGCTTTGGGAAGTGACGAAGGGCAAATACAAGGACCTCGACGAGGGACAGAAAAAACGCCTCATCGGTCTTGCTTCGGAGATCGACAGCCTTTCGCAGATGAACGAGGCCGAAAAGGACATCATCAAAAATTGGGAAGAAAACGAGAAGTCAATAGACGGTCTCAGGGAACAGGCGGCCACCATCGGTATGACCGAAGCCCAGGTCACGCTTTACAAACTTGCGCTCAAGGACGCCACGAAAGAGCAGATGGAAAGTGCATCCGCCACCCTTGCCGACATAGAGCAAAAGACGGCATTAAAGCAGATTTTGGAAGACATCAAGTCTCCTTATCAGGAATATCTCGACAAGATCGCCACCGCGAACGGTCTGCTGGTCACCGGGCAACTCAGCATCGAGGATTACACCCTGTACATGAGCAAGCTGAGCGAGGAGATGGAAAAGCTCACCGATGACGGGAAGGACCAGTTCAAGGAACTGAAAGACGCGATAGAAGGTTGGGGTAAGGACAGCGCGAAGGCCATAGCCGACTTTGCTATCAAGGGCGCGGGTTCATTCTCCGACATGACCGAATCCATCATCGCGGACCTGATGCAGATGATGATCTATCAGAACATCACGAAGTCTCTATTTTCGGGTATCAGCACGGGTCTTTTCGGTGATGCTGCGACAGGTGCGACGGGCCTCCTATCCGGCATCTTCGGCGGCAATCGTGCGTCCGGTGGCTCAGTTTCCCCTGGCAAGATGTATGAAGTAAACGAAACAGGCCTCCCGGAACTCCTGAATGTCGGCAACCGTCAATTTTTGATGATGGGGAATAGTGCCGGGTCGGTAGTGGCGGCTGCCGGGGCATCTTCCGGCGGCGGTTCATCTTCTCCTGTCGGTGGTGCTCCTATTGTCAATATCTTCAACTCTTCCGGGGCTGAGGTGACGACCCGCGAAGGTACGCAGGGAGCCGACCTTGACGTGATGGTGGACGCTCTTGTCGCCAAAAAACTAGGCCAGCGCACCTCACAGAGCAGTCGTGCTATCCGCAACAACTACGGGGCAAAAGAGCCCCTCGTGACGAGGTAGATATGAGCATTCCTTCATGGCCTGAAACTTTACCCCAAAACATACTGGCTCAAGGATACAAGGGCGGGTTGCCGAATAATCTCCTGCGACAGCAGATGGATATCGGACCGGCAAAGGTGCGGCGGCGGGGAACCGTCGCGGTGGAGCCCGTGACGGGAAATATCCTTGTCACGCCTGCACAACTCGCCACGCTGAAAACTTTTTACGAAACCACTCTACTAGACGGTACCCTGCGCTTTTCATGGGTCCAGCCCGAGGACGGGACCACTGCCGTCGAAATGCGTTTCACCGAGCCGCCTACATGGAACTGGGTGGACGGATATTTCGAAGTGGCCCTGTCATTGGAGATATTGAAATGACCGTATCTGTCGGTTTTCGCCAGGCTGTCTATGCTCCCGAAACGGGGCGTTTCCCGATTGCCCTCATCACCATTGACCATGACGATCTGACGACACCCATCAGGATCAGCACGGACCCCACACAACGCCTCACCGGGGAAGGCTACACGACGGACACAGAGGTGGTCTACGGCACGGTATCAAGGGGGGAAACATTCGTCTTTTTCCCTGTCCGGTTGAAACTCCCCGATGACACCGACGAGGGGCCCGGCGAAATGCAGATCGAGATCGACAATGTTCACCAGCAATACACGGACACGATCAGGGAGATACAGTCACCGGCTACGTTTAACGTGGAGCTGGTGCTGGACAATACCCCTGATACCGTCGAGGCGCAATGGCCCGAATTCGAACTGAGACACGTCCAGTACAATGAATCGACGATCACAGGCACGTTGAAGATGGAAACATTCGAAAAAGAGCCGTATCCGTCCGGATCGTTCACGCCGGCGCAATTTCCAGGGCTGTTCTAGCAGAAAGGAGAGTGAAAAGATGGAGCTGTGGTTGGAAGGATATGAGGCAGAAGGTAATTCAGAAAAGGCCCACAAATGCGGGGATTATCCCGAAGCGACGACATTGAGAGAAGCGGTATTGATGTGGCTTAAAGAAAATACCAACAAAATAAGCGCGGCCAACGTGAACATCGACAGCACCCCCCCCACTTTTTGGGGATGCAGGTTTTTCGATAACGAAACGGATGCGAGGGCTTTTGTTGGATGAACTGGACCGACTCTTACATGGGCCTGCAATTTAAACCTGATGGTCGAGAACGCCCATTTGTTGATTGCTACGGGCTTGTTTGCCTCGTCTACCGCGAGCGTTTGGGAATCGAACTGCCCGACTATACAGGCATCTTCACCGATCAGTCATTCGCCACCCTTAAGAAAGTCGCACGGACCATGGCAGAGGGCAGGGAGAAGTGGCAGAAAGTAGATGACCCGAAACCCTTTGACATGGTGATGCTCAGAACAGGCGAGTATCAATGGCACGTCGGCATCGTCGTTGACCGTTCAAGGATGCTCCACGTCATGGCCGGGATAGAAAGCGTCGTCGAGCCCTACACCGGACTCCACTGGAAAAATCGCGTTGTCGAGTTCCGGAGGTGGCCGGGTGCCTGACCGTAACGTGATCATCTCCCCTATGCCTTTCAAATCGCCCTCTGTGATGTCCGTAGCGCACGGAACGGACATAAGGGGCATTATCACCCAAATGTATGACCAGAACGGCACACCCGCCATTTACCGCGATTACAGGGTGATGGTCGAGGTCAATGGCGAACCCGTGGCGCGGGATGAATGGGATAAAGTCCCGGACGTAAAGGACCACGTTCTTGTCTATGTTCCGGTCCATGGAGGCGGGGGCGGAGGGAGCAAAGACCCGGTGCGGACGCTCCTTACCCTTGCGGTAGTCGTTGCCGCGATTGCGGCCCCTTACGGGATTGCGGCCCTGACAGGCGGGAATCTTCTGACCTTCGCCGGCATGGGCGTGGCGGCCACCACGTCCATGTACTCCGGCATCGCGCTGACCGCCGGAATGTTCCTCGTAAACGCCATGTCCCCGGTTAAACAGGCATCAGCCGACCTCTCGTGGTCAAATCAGGAAAAGACCGAGAGCCCCACGTACAGTATAAGTGGTGGACGAAACACGTCGAACCCCTTCGGCCCTGTCCCCGTGGTCCTCGGGAAACACAGGATGCACCCGCCATATGGGACGAAGTCTTATACCGAACTCGTCGGGAATGATGAATATCTTCGGATGCTGTTTATATGGGGCTATGGTCCACTGGCTATCTCGGATATCAGGATAGGCGACACACCGATAGGGAATTTTGAAGGCGTGACATTGGAAACCCGCGAGGGATGGTCGACGGATGCGGCAATTACCCTTATCCCCGGTTCTGTCGATCAGGAACAGGTGGGCGTGGAATTGATACAGGGCGCAGCGGGGACCGTGAGGGCGGTGGAACCATACGTTGACGAGATCTCCGTCGATGTATCGTTTCCCCAGGGGCTGCAAGTAATTGAGAAAGTCTCGGGGCGACGCCTAAACCATGGCGTCACCGTCCAGGTGGAATACCGCGAAATCGGCGCTCCATCATGGACCGTCTACACGTCGCAATTGATTACCGGCAACACCACATCGCTGGTCCGTTACGGGTTTGCGTGGGCGGTGGACAGGACAAAAAAATATGAAGTCAGACTGACAAAGACAACGGGGAACGCGGTAAACGCGTTGGTCATCAGCAACGTACAGGCTGAGCATATCTTTCATCAGGTCGTCTGGACAAATCTTCGCGGCCGGAAATGGGAGCACCCGGTTAATTTCCCTTATCCTCTGGCCATGACAGCGGTAAGGATTAAGGCATCGAATCAACTGCAGGGCGTGATCGACTCCCTGAATGGCATCGTACAAAGCTACGCGCCGACATGGGACGGGGACGAATGGACAACGGCGTACAGTCTGACACAGAACCCGGCTGCCCTTTTTCGCCTGGTACTGATGCACCCGGCAAATGCTCGGGCACGGACGGCGGCTCAGATCAACGATGGCAATCTCGGCGAATGGTACGATACATGCGTTGCCGCCGGATACAAATTCAACATGGTCCGCGATTACAGATCATCGGTGTGGGACACCCTGGCGGACATTGCCACTGCCGGCCGGGCGGGGTCATCCCTCGTCAACGGAACATGGGGCGCCATAGTAGACTGTGCGGACAGGCCGATTGATCAGCACATTTCACCCCGTAATTCGTGGGGCTTTTCCGCTGAAAAGACCTTCTTCAATCGCCCCCATGCCTTCCGCTGCCGGTTCAAGAACGAGGATAACAACTATGAGTGGGACGAGCTTATCGTCTATGACGATGGCTACAGCGCGAGCAACGCGACATCATTCGAAAGCATCGAGTTCGCGGGGATCACCTCTCCGGATCTCGTCTGGAAGTTCGGGCGCTTCCACATCGCACAGTCGCGGCTGAGACCTGAGACATACTACGTTTATCAGGATTTCGAGCATCTTGTTGTCCGCAGAGGAAGTAAGGTCCGTTGCGGTTATGACGTCCCCAAGTGGGGCACGGGTTGGGCACGGGTAAAGTCTGTAACTCTCAGCGAGGCCGGAACCTACGTCACGGGCGTTGTCCTCGATGATACGGTAGTCATGGCCTCCGGGACCCTTTACGGCGTCCGTTTCCGCCTGCCCGACGAGGATAATACGAGCCTGTATCTGTCTGTCAACACCGTCGCTGGCGAAACCGACACCCTGACTTTTGCCACCGCCATTCCAGTTGCTGACGGTCCGGCCGTGAATGACCTTGCCATGTTCGGGGAAGCCACCCGCGAAACCGTGGAGTTGTTGGTCAAGGGGATTGAGCGTGCGTCTGAATTTACCGCCAGGCTCACCCTTGTAGATGAGGCCCCGGCCATTTACAGCGCCGATACCGGAACCATCCCGGCGTTCGACACCTACATTACTCAGCCAATCGACATAACCAAAATACAACCACCGGCGCCGTCAATCGTCGGTGTCCAATCCGGGACATCGGCCCTTGAGATTTTCCCCGGAGGTGTCAGGGCGAGAATCTTAGTTGCTCTGTCCCAGGGCCCTAGCACCATTCCGATTGATAAATACCGTGTCCGCTACAGCCGTTATGGGCTCACCACGAACTGGCAGTTTGTCGATGCTCCGGCTGAAAACGGTACCGCGATCATCTCGGGTGTAAATGACGGCGAGACGTACCAGATCCAGGCACAGACGATCAGCATCTACGGGGTCGCCTCATTGTGGTCTGATGCCGTGATACATGCGGTCATAGGTCAAAGTGCTTTGCCTTCCGATGTGGAAGACCTTGCCTGCAATATTGTTGGGGCTGAGGCACACCTGTCATGGACGGCAAACACCGATGCCGATTTGTCTTATTACAAAATCAAATGGTCCCCGCTGACATCGGGCGCGACATGGGCGGCGGCCGTCGACATCGTGGCAAAGGTCTCGAGGTCTGCCACCTCTGTTGTTATCCCGGCCATGGTAGGAACCTACCTCATCAAGGCCGTCGACTACGGCGGGCGGGAGAGTGCCACAGCGGGATCGTCGATCACCAACATTGCCAGAATATCCGGTCTGAACGTTGTAGAGACGATGACACAGCCCGCATGGTCGGGCACGGGCAGTCAGTGTGAGGAATCAGGCACGTATGGCGGTATTGTCCTGTCCGATCAGGGAGATCTTTATGATGCGGCATTGACCGACCTGTACGCCCTTGATGACCTTTATTCCATCGCCGGGACCATATGGGACACCGGGACCTACATAATGGATGATGTTATCGACCTTGGATCGGTTTATACGTCCCGCCTCACCGCATCGCTCACCGTATCCGGCCAGGACCTGAAATCCGACCTGTACGACGTGGCGAATCTCTACGACATGACGAACATGTATGGCGATGTCGAGGGCCTGTATTCTGCAAACCTGGAAGTGAGAACCACCAACGACGACCCGGCAGGCTCACCGACGTGGAGCGATTGGAAGCCCTTTCTCGTCGGGGATTACACAGCCCGGGCATACCAGTTCCGTATTTGTTTACGGGGTACTTTACCTGGCATCACTCCCGTGGTGGAGGCTGTTACCGTAACCGTCGACATGCCCGACAGGGTAGTGGGATTTTCAGGGGCCATAGCCGACACGGGCGGATCTGTTGTCTTTTCTCCGGCATTTTACGAGGCGCCGGAAATCGGCATCACGACAAAGGACGGGCAAGAGGGGGATGCTTACACAATCAGCAACCTCGATACAGACGGCTTCGACATCGCCTTTACGAATGGCGGGGTTGGCGTCGCTCGGAACATCAGCGGCATAGCAAAAGGGTACGGAGAATTAGAGATATAAGGAGGTATAGATATGGCTACAGCCAGTTTTACTACACCATCATCACCATTGACCATGACGGTACTGGCCACGTTTCTGGACGCGGCGTTGGGAGAGCTCAGGAACGCGCACAGGGGAGCATCGGCACCGGATAACCCCGTGGAAGGTCAGAGGTGGTGGGACACATCGGGCGGAGCTACGGCTGAGATATTGAAGCGGTACACCGTCACGGCCGGGTGGGTGTCCATCTTGACGGTAAACATCACAGCGGGAACGATAACCGCCATCCACGGTATCAAGGACGAGGATACCATGGCATCGGACAGCGCGGTGTTACCACCGTCTCAGCAAAGCGTGAAAGCGTATGTCGACATCAACGCCGGCAGGATCAGCAATCTCAAGCCCACGGTCAACGTCGCGGTGAACAAGCTCGATATCTTTACAAAGTCCGGTGGCGCAGCCCCTGACTCGACAAATATCATCAGAGTGGCAATCCCCGACGGGAACGGCTACACCTTGAGATCCAGGGCGGCCGCCTACCTATCCGGGACCGGACAGATCATCCTTGCCGACGCGGGCAATTACTGGTCAAAGGGTTCTCTCGACGGCGAGATAAAAACGGCGTGGTTGTATGCGATATGGGACGGTACGGGCATCGTCTGGGCGCTCGGCGGGTACAGCGGGTTTAACAAAGTGTCGACGACCACCACAGTCACCGACGACGACTATCTACTTCTTGAGGCGAGTTCTACTTACACCCGCTCGGCATCTCATTATTGCGTGGCAGTGGCAAAAATCCGCTATCAGTACGACACTGCCGACACTCCCGACCACACGATTCAAGCCACCGTTGAAAATGCCCCCCAGGTCATCTGGAACCCGAAAAGCGACTATGCCGGAAGGGTATGGCTTGCTACATCAATAGCGAGTGCAAACGATATTCCTGAACAGGGAATTGTGGCCAAGGTAATAAAACAATCGGGTAGATACGAAATCCACGGACAGGTCACAATTAATTCGTCTGGTGGTAATGCAAATTTCGGGACGTGCAGGATAAAAGTGGGGAGTGGTACGTATGCCAGTGCCACCGGAATTGCGCATATGGGTAGTTGCGCCATTAATAGTTATGCGGGAAATGCAATATGTTCTGACGTCGTATTCCTAAATGCAGGAGATACAATACATATCGGCAGTGAAATTATTGCCACAACGGGGAATAGGCAAATCATCGGATTGGATTCAGGCTACTATTCCGGCATGATTTTCAGGAGGATAGACTAATGAATACAGACACGCTTTGTAGTTTGCTGGCCGAGAAGATAGACCCCGCGAAGTTTCAGGTGCGGGGGGCGGAAATCGAATGGCTGACCCCGCCGACCGCAGAAGATACGGCCCGTGCCGCCGATGTTATAGCCAACTATGACGCTCTGGCGGCGGCATGGCAGGCGGAGCAGCTCGCCCTTGCCACCCGAATCACCTACATCACCAACCGCCAGGGAAAGCGACAACTCGTGGCGATGGGCCTGTATGAGCAGGTAAAAGCCCTGATCGACGCGGCGGGTCTGACGGCTCAGATAGATTGGGATTCCGCGTCAGGGTTCAGCCGGAGCGATCCTACCTTTCTGGCTGTCAAGGCGGCGTTGAACCTGACGGACGAACAGGAAGAAACCTTTTTTACCGAGGGGGCGAAGATATGAAACGCCTCTCCCTTTCCCTCTCCCTCTCCCTCCTCCTTTTCCTTCTCATCCCCCTGTGGTGCGGGGCGGCGTCCAAACTCGACATTGACCGCACGACGCCTTACCTCACGGCAACCACAATGGCGACGGACGGCACCTACCTTTACGGGTGGGAAAACCAGCATATCGTCCGCTATAACTCATCGTGGGCCAAGACTACCGGATATGACACGGGGGCTGATGGGGTTATCCGTGGGGTGTACGCGAGCAAGAGGGAGCCGGGTAAAGTGTTTTGGGTCAAATCGGATGCCTCGGCCCTTCATTCCCTCTGGATGTCCACCGACTACGGGGTTACGGCTACGAAGGTGCTTGATCTTGGAGTTGATGAAACTTTCGGTCATTTCGCTGATTGCTGGCTTCTCGGTCATGGCGTGATAGAGGTCGTGATAGGCGGTGTGAACTATTATATGCTGGCAGAGTATAACGCCAACACCAGCGGCGACCGGGTTGAGGGTGGGAAGTACGATAAAGTCAGGATAATGAAATCCACCGACGGCACGACGTGGACGGAGGTTGTCCATTTCAACGTCGGTTCCCGTACCATGCGGCATTTCCACTGTATCGTGCAAGACCCGTACACTCTTGATATCTACATCGGCTTCGGCGACGATACCGACGAACAGGGCATTATCCGCTGGACACCTACGACGGGCGAGTGGACAGACAACGCGGCCCTTTCCACCTTCGACAGCAAGACGGGGTTCACGATTCTCCGTGGCGCGGGGCCGGGAGACCAGATATACGGATACAAGCCTTTGACGTTCATGGTGACTGCGAATCATCTCCTCTGGACGGCTGATGCGGCGACAGAGAGCGGCGTTGATACGGGCGGGGGGGTATGGAGAGCGGGAAAAGATTTGTCGTCTCCTTCCCGCGTTCATTCCCTTGACGACTACGAGAACCATTTCGGCTGGACGAGTCTCGTCACAACGGGCGGCAAGCTCATTTACACGTCGCAACTTACCGCATCCTCCACGGACAGGCAGATAAAGGTGGTGGAATCAGACGACGGCGGCACGACATGGGAAATCATCGGGGTCATAGGCACCGTAGCGGCGGCCACGGAATGGGTTGAGGTTTGCGAGTACAACAACCGGATAATCTTCTCCGGGACGGTAGGCGGCACGACGGGCAGCCCTAACGGAGCGTATATCACGGCATGGGACGGGGGTGTATATGCAGAGGAATTCCCCGTTATCTTCCATCCCGTGTTCTGGATATCTACGACGGGTAGTGATGATAACGACGGTCATACTCCGACGACGCCCTTCAAGACCCTTGCCAAGCCCATGCTGGACGGCAACTACATGAGCGGGACACGGTACATTGTGGCGGCAGGGTCATACGCCGAAGACCACTTCGCCCCGGTATTCGATGCAGGCGGAGCGGGGACGGGACAGGTCGTCATCGAGGGGGCTACATCCAATCCCCTTGATACTCAAATCTACCTGAAATCCACGGACGGGACGGGCTATCTCTTGAGTGTGAATCAGAACAATCAGAATTTCCTTTTGAAGAATTTAACGGCGTATTCCCGCGCGGCGGCCTCAAAGGTGATCGCCTTATCATTCGGTGTCACTGGGAGCAAGGTCTATTCCCGAAACGCCCGTATCGGCAATACGGCCTATTCCATCGCTGGGTGTGTGAACCATCCTTATTTCGATTTCAAAAGGACATGGATAGAAGGGGACGCCTCGACGTGGTTGATTGGTTCATACGGTAACAACGGGACGGTCAGGGGTGAAAGCTCCATTCTCAAGGGCGGAAATTATCAGTATATTGTGGACGGGTCAACGGGAACGACACACACCTTTTACAACGTTGATTTCATCGACTTTGCGGCTTATGGGGTTTATCTCGGCGACACGAATAACACGACCCCGACGATCAAAAACAGCGTATTTAAGGCAGGAACGGGCGCGACGGCTGACATCAGCAACGGGTCATTCGGCGCGACGTTCAATGATGCGGCGCTGGATTACAACGCCTACACGGTGGGCGGGACGCTGACGAATGTGCAGAACTCAGGGGGGACGCATAGAGTCACGACTGACCCCCTTTTCCGTTCAACCACAGATTTCAGATTAAAGGCTGGTTCTCCCGCAATCAACGCCGGGATGAACTCTGTCTCCGGTTCCGTTACCCTCGCCAACTCCCGCCTGTCCCTCGTTAACGGTACGGCGTTTGTCGATTTCAGCGCGGCGGGGACATTGACGCCCTATCTCGGCGGAAAGCTCACCGTGACCGATAGCGCGGGGAAGAAGGCTGTCGGGTATCTCAAAAGTGCGGGGACGGGAGAGACGCTGGACACGGAAACGGTGGTCAATGGCGGGTTTGAGGGAGTATATACGGGTGGTCTTGCGCCTGATTGGACGTCTTCCAGAGGTACACCGTCAGAGTATTCGGCGGCCCCTCAAGCGGGAAGCGCTTCTCAGCAGATAAACAACCCTGCGGGGAATAACGGGTTTGTAGGCCCATCCTCACTTCCTAATGGCACAGCAGGGGCATTGTATAAACACTCTGTCTATTACAAAGTCTTGTCTGGTACAGCCGAAATCAGATTGGAAGACGGCATAAACCATGTCATATCTAAAATAGGTCTGTCATCGGCTACATGGGCGAATGTAACAACATATATGACCCTCCCCGCGACCAGAACTAAAGTATTTGCGTACCTCTATGCGGCCTCCAATGCCTCAGCAAACACCAATAGCGTGGTGTTTGACTCTAACAGCATGACCAAGGTCCTCACCCCAAGCATCACCGGCGCAACCATCACCTCCACACGGGGCGGGACAACGTACAATTGGGAGAGTGTCGAGGCGGGGTTTAACTTCAACGATGCGGCGGAGTATACGTACACGATATCCGACTTTCTGCCGACAACAGACTTCGCAGGACGGACAATCAGGGGCTTGCCGGACATCGGGGCGTATGAGTTTTACGGGTCGGGCGGACAGCTCGGCATGGGAATGATTTACGGATTTTAGAGGGAGGGACGAGAGCATGGCAAACGGATTCAAGATCACGAAAGAGACGTGGGAACACACAGCCCCTGAGCAACGGGACTGGATAACCTTTGAGACCATCCTTGCCATGCGGGAGGACATTGAGGCTCTCAAGTCGAAGAAGTGGATAAATAGCACGTTCGCCGTTATCGGCGGGGCGATAGGGGGGTTTCTGTTCAACCTGTTGAAGTCGGTGGCTAAGTGATGGAACCGGGGCGAACCTCTTTGTTTACCGATGTAAATGCGGGCGCATCCGATACGGTCACTGGTTCATGCCGGACGAGCGCGAGAGACAGGAGATACTCGACAACGGGGTCACGGTCATCGAGGCCGTGTGTCCCATGTGCAAGATAAAGAAATGAGCGCTCAGGAGGGCAAAGTGTACGAAGGATGGAACGGGATAATAGGCAAGATCAGGGAAATGCTCGTCAGGCATGAGGGGTATCGCGTGAAGCCCTACAAATGCACTCAGGGATTCCGCACAATCGGAATCGGGTACAACTTCGATGTTAACCCTCTCCCGATGGACATCAAGGAATATCTCGGGGCGAACGGGCGCATCACTGACGAGATGGTCGACAGGCTGTTTACGAAGAGCCTGAGCGATGCGGTGGGAGCGTGTATCAGGCAGTACCCGGGGTTTGCAACGTTCTCGGAGAATCGCCGCCTCGCTCTGGTGGACTTTATGTTTAACCTGGGGCCGGGGCGGGTAAGGAAGTTCGTCAACACGAACCGGGCGATCAACTCCGGCCGGTGGGCGGACGCGGCGGAAGGGATACGGAAATCACTCTACTGGAAGCAGCTCGGCGGGGATCCTCCGGGGACCGACGACGGCAAGATCGAGAGGCCGGAGGAAATCTACAAAATGATCAAGGAGGGATAACCATGGGTATCGTAATCGGTTTTCTTATCGGCGTGGTGATAGGCGGCGGCGTGATGTTTTTCGTCTACCGGAACAACGCCAAGGGGCTTGCAGAGAAAGAAGCGGAATTGACGGCTCAGGTCGAGGAGATCAAGGCGAAGGCTCAGGCGGTGGAGGATACCGTCAAGGGGTAGAACATGCTCAACAACAAAGGTCACGGTTACATCAATTTCCTTCCCGTCTTGTGGGCCGTACTCATCGCATCCGGTCTGGCATGGGTAGCACTGGCGGGCTGGATTGTTTTTCTCATTCGGCTGATAAGGGGGTAGACCATGGTCAACTGGATAAAAAGTCTCTTCGTGGAGAAGGAGGAAAGCCCCTCCATCGGCTCTCTAGCCTTCCTGATCGTGATTGCTGTCTATGGCTTCGACTACGTTTGGTCGGTGGTCAAGGTGCAACCCCTCAGGATGAGCGCAACTGATATCGCATGGCTGGCGGTCTCTCTCTATGCGGTCAAGAAGATCGCGCCGGCGTTCCATGGGATAAAAGCCTTCTTCGGGGGGAAGAATGACAATCAACCTCAGCCTTAAAGCCGTCCTCATTGTCCTCTGTTGCGTTCTGGCGATAGCTTGCGCGTCATTGGCCTACCATGCCCTTAAAAAGCCCGTAGCGGTCAACGCTGAGGCCTATACCCCGGCTCCTGAGATCAAAGAGGTGGTCAAGATCAAGCGGGTGAACGTCCCCGGCCCGAAAGAGATCGTGACCATCGAAAAAGAGAAGGTCGTCGAGCGGCTCCACCTCGGAGACGAGATCGGGAAGAACCCCGACAAGCAGATCGTGGCGACGGCGGTTATCCCTCCACACGAGGGGGACACGAACGCCGTGGCGGTGATGGATACCCGGACCGGGGAAGGGTCCATTTCGATCAAGCAGGAGGACCCGCCCTTGTTTGCCTTCCAGAACAAAAAGGAGATCGGCGGGCGGTTCGGATATGTCACCGATGAATCAGGGGTGAAACAGGTGGTTGACGCTTACGGGAGATGGACCGTGCTCAGGGTGTGGAAAATCCACCTTGGGATTTACGGGGAAGTTAATTCGAGACCGGAAGGAAAAGGGGCGGTGGATATCAGTTACAGGTGGTGATCGGTGGCCTCAGAACATCGACCAGAGTCCGGCTGCTGAGCCCGGACAAAATGAAGTCCTACTTCGGTAGGCCGGGGGATTGATCACCCCCGCTGGTTAAAAATGCCCCACGGCTTGGCCTCGTTAGGATACGTCCTGCGAGATACATTTCATCCCAAGCGTGGGGCTTACTTATTCTCCAATGTCTAGTTTGACTAGGGGTTTACGACTTTTATTACAGTGGCAAATCAGAAGTCATTCACAAGTTATAAACAAATAGGGGAGATAGTCTACCCGACCTCTCCCCCTTTCCACATATGTTGTTTGGTTGCTTACTTCATCGCATCACGCTCCTTTATGACGAGGTAATCGCTTTTCCTTTCCATATTCTAAGCATTCAAGCCGGTTAAGGGCCGCATACGCAAAACGTCTGTCATATTTCCCCTCTGCCAGAGACAGAAAAACCTCTACTTGTTGTACCTGTTTGTGAGTAAGTTTTTCTCTGTGAATTTGTAGTAGTATCCACACATACGCTTTTGTATAATGGGTTAGTCGTGGCATTTTTGTCTATACTCCCTCCTGTATTCTGGCAATCTTATCCAGTAGTTCTCTCTCGTGCTTCGCCTTTCGTTCAAAATAGAACAGACCGCCTATCATTTTTCGGAAGTCATCAAGTGACAAGTCCCGTTTCAATCTGTTGCACTTCTGACAGGCAGGATAGAGATTGCCTTCTTCTCGTGTCCCGCCTTTGGATTTAGGAATAACGTGGTCAAGGGTGACGGCGTTGTAGTCCAGTTCCTTCCCGCAGTAGGCACAGCGGTTGCCGAATTTGGATTGAATTAAGGCACGTTTGGTCACTCCCCCTCCTTATTCTATCGGGTGCATTATCCACCAGCGTTCAAATTCCAACCACTCCCTCATCATCTCCCTCTTAAACCTTCTCCTCGCCCTGTAGCGGGATTTGTAGCGGTCGGGACGCTTATGACTCCTATACATTGGGTCATGTCTTTCACAAAGCCAAACCCATGTATCCCCAGAAGCTATTAGCCTCGCCTTGCGGTTTCCTTGGGGGTATGCGCCCACCTATTTACCCCTATCCCTTCTTTTCAAACCTGTTCAATGTTTCCCGTGTCATCTCTCTTGCGTGTTGCCAGAGCCTCCCGATGTTCAGGACTGATTGCCAGAGATCGAAGGCGCTAACTTGCTGAAACGTCCCCACGAATTCGCCGGTGTCCTTTACCGTAGCGCAAAACGAAGCACATGTCAGGCCATGCTTCTTAGCCAATTTGTCTAACTCTCTTTGCAGAATGTCCACCTGATCTTGTGTCATTTCACTCCCCCTCCCCGTAGATTGAGCCGATGACCTCAAGCTCATCCCATGAGAACAAATCTCCCATATGGTCATAAAAGGAATGGTCTTCATCACATTCAATGACGAATTTACCCCGTTCCCATTTGACTATTCCGGTATATCCGTATATTCCATATGCCAGATCATCAGGCGAACATACCTCACGGCGTACTTTATCCCCTTCCCAAATCTCTTTCCCGTGCTTGTCGTGAAGGGTGGTGGAGAGGCCCACTGTCTCAGGCAATACCTGTGTTCTCCTGTCCATTTGGGTTGCCTCGTAGCCATAGGCTGAGAATGGTTTTTCAAGAATGGTAACATCTCCATTTTCGTAGTGTATCAAGTCGCCATAGACCCATCTGCCGGTTATTTTGCTCTCGCCCCTTACTCTTATCTCCATCGCGCCTCCTATGCTCTTTTATAGTGGATGTTCAGACCTGCAACGGTAAGCCGGGAGCCTTGGTCTACCCGTTTGAAATACCAAGCATAAGGGTGACGCGAGATAGATAGCTTGCGCCCTTTGTCGCCTTTCCAAGGTAATCGGGTTTGAACTCTATTAGCTCGCTGGGCACGAAGCCCTTGACGAACGTAATGATCCGCCGCGTCTGTGTCTTCCTTCCTTCCAGAATGGCCCTCACCATCGGGCCGCTGAATAATATCGGTTTCTCGATCATACCTCCTCCTTCCTCTCCATCGCGGGCGACGGGGCTAATTAAATAACTGCCCATATTTGAACAGGAATATCTCTTCCGCGTCCCGCGGGTACCAGGGCTTAATGTCCAGTCTTATCGGGGCTTCAGGCAGAAACCACTGACAATCGTTCGGGGGTCTTTTCATGAGCTGATGGGCCTCGGTTGCGAGTATAGCACTGTCCACGGCCTTAACTTCCTTCGGTTCTATGGACGGATAGAGCTGGAAGACGGTCACGGCGCACGCCATGATTACGGTTTCGGCCTTCGCCAATATTCCTACGCCCATATGTTTAATGGGCCGGGGTATGTCCGGGATATAGGCTTCAGCCAAGTCGTGCATCAGCCCCCATTGGGCCATGAACGGGTGATCTGGATACCTCTTTTCGCATTCATCGGCCACATGAACAGAATGTTGAGCGACGGAATAGAACTTATCGCAGTGGCCGTTATATCGACATTTCATCGCAAGGGCGTGGGCAATATCCTTGATATCAAAGTCCTCGACTCTCGGGTCCAGGATAAAGAACCGTTTTCCGGTGTACGTCTGAATCCAATCACCCTCTCTTTTCACCCTCTCACCCCCTCTCCCTCAATTCTCCACGCCCATTCCTTACCCTTGAACTTCATCTCCCACCATCGCCGGGGTGAAGCGTCTATACCCATCTTGGTCATGTCGGCCTTGGTGACATCCTCCACACGTGCGGGGGTACAGGAAAGGACGGTGACGAAGCGGCGGGCGGCCCATTGGGGCATGGTGACGGGGGAACGCCACGAAGGTGCATCTTCTTCTCCTTCGGGCCAATCACCCGGATGTTTATTGCCAGTATCGGCCTTGTATTCAATATGGCAACCTTCGCACAAAACGGGGCAGGGTTCCTCATCTTTGATACACGCTTCATCGTTTAGGATTCTAGCCCACGCCTCCCGTACATAGCACTTCTCGCCGGGGCGGAAAGGCTGTTTATACAGTATCGCCCCTTCGTCTGGATACTCAGAATCATAGCAGTACCAACCAGCGGGGTTTCCTTCCAAGGGAGTTGAGAAATATTCAAAGGTGGGCTTCTCAAATATCTCGGTCGGTTCTTCCTTCATCGGCTTAAAGAACAGTAGCGCGGGGACGGACTTCATGATTGGGTCTCCTTCGCACAAAGGCAGTGATAATGGTCGCAAACGTATATTGGGTCTACTTCTTTGAGGATTTTAGAACAATACCAAGTATCCCTATCAAAGAAGATACAGAAGTCACATATTGGGTCATCTTTACAGCCTTCGCAGGTTATCATTTCACCTCCAGCCCCGTATCCTTCAGGAACTTGTCCAGCATCCTTTCCGCGCCGCGCTTGGCAGAGGAGAGCTTAGTATACTCAGCATAGTCGTGATTGAGAGGGAAGAAATACAGGTCATTGTTCCATCCAATAGTGCAGATATGGGCCTTGCCAAGAAAGCCAAGCCACTCGTGGTCGCTGGCGAACTCACCGAAATCTTCTTTCCACCTTATCCTGTTCATGCCTTCTCTCCTTCCTCGTCGGGGAGGGCATGGTTCAAGAACATTTCTGCTATTTTAAGGCAAAGAGTGGCTGTTTGAATAGCCTCATGCACTACATGGGAAGCGTTAGAATTGGATTTGGAATCATAGGCATAATTTGAAATAGCCTCTGCCATCTCTCCAAGCTCCTCCGTGGTATAGGCAAGCCATTCAAATGGGCTTCGGTCTTGAATTCCCCACTTTCGGATTTGAAAATCATGTTCAGACATAACCAAATCAAAGACCCTTTTGTCCTGTAGCATTCTATCCTTCATTTCCCCTCCCTTGCCCATTCAGCACGAATCCTGCCGGTGCCGTTGCAACTCGGGCAGAACATAGGTAACGGTCCTGTATAATCTCCAGGTCGCCAACAGGTCGGGCACTTCTCCCACCCCCATTTCTCCCTCACTTCATCCAGCCTCAGCCACTCCGCCATGAGGTCACGGGGACGGGAAGGATCGGAGAAGAAAAGCCAAGGATAAAAACGGGTATCAGGTGTCTTTAACCACGCTTCACACGCATGGCTAAGAAACTCGTCCCACATCTCCGGTTTTTCCCTGCACAGCCATGAGAAAAACTCGTACAGGTCGGCGGGGCGGGAGTAGTCGGGGTTTGAATCCTTAATGTGCCTTTTTATTGACCCGTTGTTTTCAAAAATAGCACCACAAACGCAGATAGCAGAGACAGGTATAATCCTTTGTACGTCTGCTTCCTGCATAACCGTATGCCAGCACTTCCCTTGAAACTTGCACAGCAGTTCGTCGATGGTCATGTTGGCTCCTTGCGGGCTTCGACAACGGGTATGGCGTGGTCGCATGGATGACGACCTGACTTCTCTAGCGGGCATCCCCTGCATCCCGTATCCTTGGTGGCGCGTCTTGCTATCTCCTCCACCTTCTCCCACTTCTCCGCCTTCCTCCTGAGTTCCGCCAGTTCCTTTTCGTCAATTTCCATGGGGGGGCCTTCTGAAGGGTGTTAAGATATTCTTTTGACCAAGGAGAGACCAAGTTGTATCCCCCACTCTTGGGTTTAAAGTTGTCGGTAGGACCGTTGTAATGCTCGCAGCCTTGGCAGGATTGTCCTCTCCACGGTCTACTACATGTTCTGCACTCGAATGATAAGGTTTCCATTAGTCCTCCTCCAGCGCTGCCACAACGTCATTAAACGGGCAATGAGGTGTTTCGATCATGCACTCGGCCTTCTCGTTATCCCATTCTGGACAGTCACAAGGAGGTGATGAATTGTATGCCCTTGTAACCCTGTCCCACTTCTCGGCCTTCTCCAGTTCGGGGGCAATCAGTTCCGCAATCTTATCCGCCCGTTCCTCGTTGGACAGGACGTGGAAAAGGATTCTGTTTATCTTGTCTCTCAGTTTATCCCTGTCCATCTTTCACCTCTTGGTTGGCAGGGGCTTATCAGGTCGCTCAACGTGCGGCTCTTTTCAAAGTTAGCTCCATGTGGAGTACCGCCAAACGCCGGGACGTATCCAAACATTCCGTTGCCCTCAATGCGGCCCCTGCCGTTGTGTCTCATCCATTAGCGTCTAACCTCGTTGTGTCTCATGTAACCCCGCGCCGTTGATTTGCAATTGGGACCGCCGGCCGCGAACCCTGCGAAAGGTTTCCTGCGGTCCCGTGTCGGAAGGGGGGTTCCGTGTGCTGGGAAGATTCTGGTTGGAACATTCATGCGCATACTCGCGGCCTCGGGAACTTTTAGTCATCGTCTGCCTGTTTCCGCCACAAGCTCAATCGGGGTCTTTTTGTTCCTCTGCACTCGTGTTTTCTCAACTCAAGATCAACCACAACTATCCTTCCCTCCCTGCCGCGCAGAAATATGACCGGCTCGTGACACCCTTTGCACGGTACAGGGTGGACGTAGGGGAGTTGGGAGAGACGTTCGGTAACGGGGCGGGAAATGGAGTAGGTCATGGTATATTCTCCTTGGCAGAATTACATAGGTATATCTTCGTCATCAGGCTCAGGAACAAAATCATCGTCAGTATGTTGCGGGGGTTCGTCGTCCGTGTGACTCTCGTCCACGGTGATCTTTGCCCCGTTTGCATAGATGCTTTCCAGGTTCTGAAAGTCTCCGTTGTCTTCCCAAATGGTCTTGATCTTCATGTTGGTGAAAACATCCATGTCGAAATCCATGTCCGGCTTGGCGTTATTGACGAGTTTGGCGATGTATTTCTTGTAGAGGTTCGCTTTCTCGCCCACGTTGAAATTCATCCACCGGGACCGATGCGGGTATTCGTACCCGTCCAGTTTGAACACAAAACGAATAGCCGGAGATGTCTTGTCAGGTTTGCCGTCAAAGCCCTTGAAGATGTGGTTTTCGTCGTACTCCACTTTTTCGATGATCCCGGTGATGAAATCTCCTGTTGCAACCTTTTCAAAATCTGTCGTCTTCCTTGCGGGTGGTCTCATATTGCGCTCTCCTTTTGGTTTAGTGTGATTTCCAAGGGCAAATCCTTTTGTAGGGGTGACTTATCGCTCATCTCGTCAGCCCAAATTTTATAAGCCGCGTTAAACAAATCGAACTTATCTTCAACCTCGGTGAACTTATACCCGTTCTTATTGCGTTTATAACCAAGCTGCAAAATAGCCAGCTTGTCCACCTTGGCATCGTTGGCGTGTTTGTAGGCGCTGAGTTGGATGATGTGAGAAGGCCACACGTTCGCGGAGGTCTTGAAATCCACGATGTAGCGCAGGTCACTAATCACGCATTGCAGGTCCATTGTCCCGGCGTACCGATCATCAGGCGAGAACACAGTTGTTTCGATCTTCTCAACGGTGGGCTGATACGTGTCGTGCCACTTTTTAAAAGACAGGATGCAAATGTATTCTTCGGTGGTTAGCTCCCGGTCGTTGATAATGCTGTTGTATCGTATGACGTTGCCTCTCAGGAGCATTTCGACAGCATTGTGGACCATTGTGCCGCGTTCGCCCCCGGCTTCCTTGAGGGCCTGTGATTCGTCCCATCCTTTCTGAGCAAGCCACTTGTAAAAGGCAACACCCTTCGGGAGAAAATCAGCTATCCAGGTAACGGACGGGATGAACACCGTTTTGCCGTTAACGGTCTTGCTGTAAAATCTTTCATCCTCGGTGGTGATCTGTATAATACCCCTTTCGGCATCGACCATCCGCGTTTCGTGTTGCATTACGCAATCCTCCTTTCGTATTTTTCATCCCAATCGCTTGTATCGATATCAGCAAGTTCCTGTAAATTATCCCTGATATGCTCGTCGGTTCGCATTTGCATTTCTGCGTCCTGCAAGGTTTCGGGGGTGAAATGCTTCCTGTCGATACCCGATATTGACACACAGTGCGCCGACCAACCGTGGACTGTCTTTCGGCCTTCCTGCATTCGATACCAAACGTCCTCGACAATGCAGACGGAATCAAATTGTTCACCGTCGAGGATGATGGCGGGTTCGTAGGTGCGCTCTGTCACGCCGCCTCCTCTATCCCCAACTTCTCCAGCAGTTCCTTTGCCACCTCCACCGCACCGTCAGGGGTCAAATGACCGCGAAGGATGTCTATTACCAGTTCAAGCTTACTCTCCGGCAGACAGTACGGGTCATCCCCGCCCCGGCAGGTGTTTTTCCGGTCGTCCTTGTCGCAGAACAGGTTATGCTCGTGCGGGGGATGATGGGGACAGTCGGTGATGGTGCAGGTGAGATGGAAACGACAGCGCATGGTCATTGGGGCACCTCGTTCTTCCTGTCACAATCTGCTTGTGCTTCTTCTGCCGTGGTATAAAGCCGTTCTTCGTGCCACAGCGTGCCGGCCCCTATGCCGGTTTCGTAGCACATGTATTCAACCTCGTGCTCATCTTTGCCTTCCGCGTATTCACCGATATTGTCGAACATCCCTGTTTTTTCGATATTGGTGACTTCATACCGGATTTTGCCTATCGTCATCGGGCCGTCAACGTGCCACGCAAGGGGCAGATACACGTACTCGCCTTTACTGCCACGGCACTTAGGGCAGTCGTGTTGCTCATTTTTGATCGTGACCTTGCCCCTGCCGTCGCAGGTGGAACATTCCTCCCATGCCGTCTTTCTGTCTTGAATAATCGTGTAAACCTGTTGATTCAGATCAAACTTGGATGTCAGTTTCATCCTTCCCTCCTTACTTCTTTTAACCCGCAGACCTCGCAATATACCCGTGTCCCTGTTGCTGTTGTCAGGCCGATGGTGACGCTCCTGCCGCACGTGGGACAACGGATGATGACGGCGCGGGGGGTGAGATGCTTTATTATGTCAGGGTGTTTCCTTGTCAGAGTATCCATACTCTCTCCTTTTTTCAGGAGGCCCACCCCGGCACATATGCGGGCCTCCATTGGGGGAACTACGTTGTTGCCTCTCCTCCTTTGTGTGGGATTGGTTGGTTGCGACAACCGTTTCAACACGCCCTGCCGTGGCATCATCTGAGCGCACGGCAAGCTTTAAGTTCTCACTCCATTGGGCCGCCATTGCGTTGGCTATGCCTTGGTACGTCCTCGATCTGTTTTTCCACCTGTCGGGGCTGGGCGGTTCCCGGTGTACCCTGCTTGCCCTGCCGTCAACGATGTTCGTGGGGACGAGTTTCGGCAGCCCCTTGAGCCATAGACAGGTTGCTTTTGTTTCCCCATGTCCAAACATCCACGGTTGGATAATCTGATCGGGTTTGCGATAGATCGTTGACATGATGCCTATCGGGTTCTCGATGGCTATCCGGGGGCAGTCAAGCGCGATGAAAGACATGAAAAAGCCTATTGCCAATGCCTGCTCCTCTTTCTTATCCTTGAACCACCGCGCCCCGGATACCGCGAGGTGCTGACATGGCGGGTGAGCTATAATCAGATCCCATTCGTCGTCAAAAAGAGTTTCAACGGGTGACTGGATATGCTGTCCCGGTATTTCTGTCGGCAACAGGTCACAGGACCAGGCATCATGACCACGCCGGGCAAAAGCCTCGCGGACTATTCCTGAAAATTCACACGCGATTAAGATTCGCACTGTGTAGTCTCCTTCGCCTTTGAGTTCCTTCTATACTCCGCCGCCTTCCTCTTCCTGCGCTTATCCCGGCAGGCAGGACAGCGTACGTCGCTGTGCAAGCTCTCTGTCCGGAATGACCTGTCGCATTCAGGGCAGATGGCTTCCCTGGCCGCCTTGCGGGGTCTATAGGGAAAAGGGAGGTTGCGGTCATGGCCGACGAGGATCTCTTTGAAGATCCACGTCCCACACGCCAGGCAATGTGCCACGCCCTCGACCTCGTTCCGCTCAAAATAGCCCTTGCTCCCGCAATGCGGGCACTGGTCATCTTCGGGCCACGGGTAAGGGGTACGGGCTTTCTCGCCGGGCATGAGAAGAACGGACATGCCATCGTGGAATCTGTCGGGGAGGGAGTTTCCGTAAACGCGGTCAAGCATTTTCTTTCTCCTTCCACGGTAAATCCCTAATCAGGGCGGCGAGGCGTTTGCGCTCGTCGGGGTCGTAGGCATCGCACCATGCGTTAAAGAGGCCGTCAAGGCATGAAGTATCCAAGTTGGGGGTTAGCGGACACTCACTACATCTTTTTTTATCCCCCCGCTCGTTGCACTCTTGGCAGGCGAAGCAATACTCTGACGGCGCGGGCTCATCGACACCGAATACGCGATGGAAGGCAACGATTTTGCTTCCACCCCCCGTTCTCGCCAGTTCATTCCACAACTTGTAATGGCCTTCTTTATTCGTCATCTTCTCACCCCTCGTTCCAGAAATACGTGCATATCCAGCGATTTGATGGTGCAGGAGTTCCCCGGCTTACACGCGATCAGTTCCCGTTGGGCTTCGGCTATAACCGCCTCCCTTGCCTCCTGCGTCCTAGCCATGCCGTCGAACAGGGCATGGGAGGCATAGATGCCAAGGGCAAGGATGAAAAGGGCGTAGAAGAGAAGTTTTGCGGGTCTCATTTCCTCTTCCGGTTCTTCATCGGGAAGTGAACGTCTCATTTTTTCACCTTGCCTTTCCCTTTCTTCCCCTTCTCCTCCGGCCTCCTGAACTGGTCGGTAACGTCCGTGCCGGTCGCCGTGTCGAACACCTGTAAAATATCTATTGCAGATGCGCTCGCTTTCCCATCAGTGGCCCACGGCTCGTTTATTTGTGCATCTTCGGGGATGCGGATGCGGGCCTCAAGGGGACGACCTGCGTAGTACATGGCACACCATGAGCGGGAAGCGAAGTGAAAACCAGGATACGAGCAGACAACGCGATCATCGGAGGCGAATACCTCACCGTCGCGAAGGGTGTTGAGGCCAACGTAAAACTGAAAGCCGTTGTTGTTCAAACCCTCACAGAACCGCTTCCAGTAGACGTTTCCCGGCTCGACACCCATGATTTTGACGAGACCGCTGGCACCGGTCAGGTCGGCACGGCGCAGGTCGGCACCGCTCAGGTAGGCATCGCTCAGGTAGGCACCGCTCAGGTTGGCACCGCTCAGGTAGGCACCGCTCAGGTCGGCACCGCTCAGGTCGGCACCGCTCAGGCTCTTCCCCTCCCTCACCAGCTTTTCAACCGCCTCTTTCAGGCTGTCGGCCTCGATCTCGTACATAACCGAGTTGTTCCATCTGTTGCGGATTTGAATCTTCACTCTTTCCTCCTTTTCCCGCCCGCTGATGAGGGACGTGCTGGGTTACCGGGGCGGGGTTCATTATCTCGTTACCCTCTCAATAGCCTGCTTTACCTGCTCTGTATTCGCCGCAAGCCACACCTGAGCGCCCATGATTGTTGCCAGCGCCCTCATGGCCTCCCTGTTGTCTCTCCGGTCAAGGATGCCCCTCTGGATATCAATGGCGCGGGTTACGATGGCTTCCCGGTTATTCATCATCCAGCAACCGACCTCGTTCTCGTTGGCAGGAGAGAAGCCTTGCTCCTTGGCGATCTCGACTGCGGCCTCGATCATGTAGGCTTTTACTTCGGGGGGTATGGTTGTGTTCATCCTTGCCTCCTTTGGGGTGATGATGTGTTCATGCTTAATCTTACCTGCCCTAAAAACTAATGTCAAGCAAAAAAAGATTTATGACGGAAAAAATAATCATAAAAATATGTTGACTATATTTGGGGCTCTCGTGTAAAATAGAAACATGCTTATAAAACGAGTGAAAAAAGTCAAACTTAATTTCAGGATCAGCCCCAAAAAGATCGCAGAATATTGCGGGGTATCGCGCCAGACCGTATACAACTGGAAACAAGGCCGGTCATTTCCTCAGCCGAAACATCAGCGGAAGATTGAGGAACTGATGGCTTTGTACGAAAAGAAGGAATAGGTTATACTGGCGTGAGAGAAAGTGAGCAAAAATTTTTTGCCTATATGTGTAGTCCTTTTGCACGACAGGGAAAACATTTTAATGAGTGACAGGATTAATCAGCAAAGTAAGACTTGCTTTTCATCATACACCTCCTCCAGCCCGGCCTCTTGCGACGAGGGGCCGGGGGTTTTTAAACTCACGAGGTACACGATATGAACGTCCATTTTTCCAGTCTTGATATGACATGGCGTACCCCGAAGGCAACCTATGACGAGTTAAACAGAGAGTTTTCCTTTGACTTTGACCCGTGCCCTCCAAACCCGACATTTGACGGCCTTTCCATCGAGTGGGGAAAGAGTAACTTTGTCAATCCTCCGTATGGCAGGGAAATAGGGAAGTGGATTGCAAAGGGGTATCAGGAACACCAGAAGGGCAAGACGGTCGTGTTTTTAATTCCTTCCCGTACCGACTCAAGGTGGTGGCACGAGTACATCATGAAGGCCAAAGAGATCCGGTTCATCAAGGGAAGGCTGAAATTTGAAGGTGCGGTTAACAATGCACCTTTCCCCTCATGCGTGGTGGTATTTATATGAACCAAATCCATCCCATCCCCGAAGAACACCTACCCCGTTGCGGCGCAAAAGAAAAAACAGATCTCAACGCTAAAGGTTTGAATCCTTGTTATTCGTGCCACCAAATAAAGCCGATGTCAGAGTTTGGCAATGATAAACGGCTGAAATCTGGAGTCAGAACACAATGCCGTGAGTGTGCTCGAGAAGCAAGAAAACGATACTATGCCAAACCCGAGATTAAAGAAAAAAGATATCAAAACCATAAAGTGTGGAGATTGGTAAATGCTGATAGAAGGAACGAATACAGCAAACAATGGCGAGCGAACAATCCCGAAAAAGCCCGATTAACGGAACAGAAAAGAACCGAAAAGCGTAAGGAAACAAAGCCATGGTTAAAGGATGAAAGACGAGAATGGGCTAGAGAATATCGCAAAAAGAGATATGCCGAACGCCCGTGGTTGTATCTTGACGACGCATTTTCAAAGGGTATCAACAGGGCACTGAAACAAAAAAAGAACGGGAGATCGTGGGAGTCTTTGGTTCCATACACAGCAAAAGAATTAATCATTCATATTGAAAAGCAGTTCACAAAAAAAATGACATGGAACAATTATGGTTCCTACTGGCACGTTGACCACATTATTCCCGTTGCAGCATTTCATTTTGAAAAGCCAGAAGACTTGGATTTTCAAAGATGTTGGGCACTTAAAAATCTACGTCCCATGGAAGCAAAAGCCAATCAACGAAAAAGCGCTAAGTTAAAAAAGCCATTTCAACCAGCTTTAAATTTACCCATTGGCATATACCCGGTTTCTGATGAACAACAGTTGGCCCGTTGCTCCTCTTGTACGGGCTGCTGGGACAACCACGATACCGGGGCGTATTGCCGGTACGGGCAGGACCCGGGGAAGTGTGAGGGACCGAGGAATAAGCCCGTCCTCTGCCCGGTATGCCTGGAGAAAGGGGAAGAGGTCGCGATGATCCGGGGGCTGCCGACCGGATACTACTTTCAGTATCGCTGCCCCAGGTGCGGGAATTTGGGGCTGGTGGAGAGAGAGAAGGAACAGGAGAGACATGGAGTGGTTTAAGCACTCAACGGCTTCACATAACGATGCTGATTTCTCCGATGCCTGGGACGAGTTTGGGGATGCTGCCCCGACAGTTTTTTGGACGATCCTTGAGATCTACGGACTTGAATTTTCGAAGCTAAAAGATGGCTGGATGACCATAACTTTGAGATATTTTGAGCGAGAATTGAGAAGAAAATGGAAAAAAAGTGAGAAAATTTTAGAGTTTTTTCAATCTCGCGATAGAATCTACTTCAAAAAAGATGACAAAACCGTATCCATCCTGATTCCCAAATTCCTAGAGATTGCAAGCAATTGGACGAAACGACCGAAGCAATTACCTACCGAGGCACCTACCGAGGCACCTACCGAGGCACCTACAAAAACGGACGGGATACGCGCGGGCGAGAAGAGAAGAAGAAGAGAAGAAGATATAAATACTCTTGTCCGTAGCCCTGCTTCGGACCCTGAAAAAGATATCATCATCGGGGCTGAAAATAACGGCTGTCCTCACCAGAAGATTATCTCCCTGTACCATGAAATTTTAACCGACCTTCCACAAGTCAGGGTATGGACCCCGAAACGGCAAAAGATGTTAAAGGCCCGGTGGCTATCCTCGAAAGACTATCAAGACCTCGACTGGTGGAAGCAGTTCTTCGAGTTTGTCCGCAATGATTGTCCGCATCTTACCGGCAAGAACGACCGGCAGTGGACGGCTGATCTGGAATGGCTTTGCAAGGAAGAGAATTTTGTTAAGACCGTGGAAGGGAGGTATCACAAGAAATGACTTTCAGCTATTACGACATGCAGACCCGCAACAGGAAGGCTTTGACCTCCTGGGCGAAAGAGCGCGGATGGGAAACGCCCAGCACGATACTAAAACCCCTACTCGCCACACTCATCTACCGGCACAAGCTGTCCCTGATCTGCGGGGAGATAGACGCGACAGTTGACCGCCTGTTGCTCCTGAAAGAGCGTATAGGCGATGCGATCAGGGAACGCAACCTTGTAGCCGTCCTTCTCCTGAAAGAGCGGCAGGAGGAGGAAAAAAAGAAACTGGCGGCATATGGGCGGATACTTGACAGGGAGGGACCCTTGGGAAGGAAAGACGAGACCACGGAGCGGATGATCGACAATGCGAAACAGTACCCGATGGAGGAGCTTCTCGCCTCTTACGGGTGCCAGGTCAAGCTGCACAGGTGCAAGTGTCCCGTGCATGACGGTAAAAACCCGACTTCCTTCGAGGTGAAGGACAACCGGGGCCGGTGCCATTCATGCGGCTTTTTCGGGGACCCGATAGAGCTTGTTCGCAAGGTTGAGGGCGTGACCTTTCTCGAGGCGGTAAGGAAACTCCAGTGATCGAACCCCGCGACATCATCAAAATCCTCAACGACATGGCCGGGCGCAACGAATCTACCGCGCTGATGGGTTTTGTCTACGACCGCCTGTCCACCGGGATAACCGACCTTCCTCAAGACATCCAGACACAGGCTCTCGAGATAATCGCCGGGCAGAAACGCCTCGAGCATGTGATATTCGACAAGGACGTGCAGAACTTCCTCTTGTCCATCACCGGCACAATCGGCCTGAAAGAGGTAATTTCCTTCTTTGATGCTCGAGGCGATCAGAAGCGGCGGGTATATGAAATCCTGACGAAGATGGAAACGGACGGCATTATCGCCAGAACCGGCTCGAGGCATGGAACATACCGGCTCGTCGATACGAACCCCCACATCATGGATCTCGACGCGACAGACGAGAAAGTGGCCGACATCTACCTGCCGTTCCTCCTGCACACGATGGTTGAACTCTACCCGAGAAACATCATCCTGGTATCGGGCGAGAAGGACGCGGGAAAGACCTGTTTCGCCCTCAACGTGGCCTATGAGAATCGGGACAGGTTCCCCGTTCGGTATTTCAACTCCGAAATGGGAAGCATGGAATTAAAAAAACGCCTCGTCAAGTTCCCTTCTTCTTTTCGGCTTGCCGAGTGGAAAAAGATCGTTTGGATGGAACAGGCGAAACAGTTCGAGGACCACATTGACCCGAATGGTTTGAATATCATCGACTTCCTCGAGGTAGGCACTGAGGCATATACGGTGACGGATGACATCCGGCGCGTCTTTGACAAGCTCGATAAGGGAATGCTCCTAATAGTCATGCAGAAACGCTCTTACAAAGAATTTGCGGTAGGCGGCGAAGGGACGCTTGAGAAGGCCCGGCTTGCCATAAACCTTGAACATAGCGGCGGGGATAACATCGCAAGAATTACCGTTGCCAAGAACTGGAAGGGCGACGTGAGGCCGCGTGGAAAAGTATGCAAGTATAAAATCGTGCAGGGCGGGGATATGAGTATGGACGGCGGATGGTACGACCCCGACAAAGGCGAAGCATCTCCGGCAAAAGCCCCGAAGGGATTTCAGAAAAAGACGGCGAACGTCTATAGCCTGGGGCGCCCTGATCCTGATTTCCCGAGGGAGGAATGACCCTTGACGACCTCACCGACAACGAACGGGACGCTTATGAAGAGCGCGCCGCGATATACGAATTTGACGCCGGACTCTCGCGGATTCAGGCAGAGAGGAAGGCTTTACAGGACATTGAAAAGAGGAGGAAATTGATATGATCGGCTTTATCCTGAACCGTATTTTCCGTAACATGATTCCCGGCGAGCCCCGGCATAAACGCATCTTCCACCCGACGAACATGGCGAAGAACGTCACGGTAATTGTCTATCCCGGTCCCCTCGACGCTCACCGTCTGGCCGGCGCGATGGAAGTGTTGAGCGGCAAGGCTCACGCCCGGCACTACGCAAGCAAGAAGGCCCCGCTGTTCGAGGGGAAGGAGGTAGCGGCGTGATGCCATTCGGAGCGAACAAATACCGCAACAAAAAAGTGGAACTTGACGGGATTATCTTCGACAGCAAAAAGGAATCCGGAGTTTATCTCGACCTCAAGGCACAGAAGGCCGCCGGCGAGATCAAGGATTTCAAGATGCAGGTCCCCTTTGAACTCGTCCCGAAGCAGACGGAAACGATCACGGTGATGAACAAGCGCGGCTTGCCGGTGCAGAAAGAACGGGTCGTTGAGCATCCCGTGAAATACGTCGCAGACTTCGTTGTCTACCACCACGACGGTGAGGTCACGGTGATCGATGTCAAGGGGCTGAGGCTGGCTGACTACAGGATAAAAAGAAAGCTCCTGCGGGCCGTACACGGGATAGCGATCAAGGAAATATGAGGATGCCGACACAAAAAAGGCGGGACCGAGGCCCCGCCGGAGAGGGAGGAAAGGGCTATTTCTCTTTCTTGGGTCTCCCCCCCTTCTTGCCGTTCTCCCGCACGGCGGCGGTTTTCCGCTCACTTTTGGCCTGGCCGCCTTTGCGACCCATTTCCGAGGCGGTGTCTGTCGGGACTAATACAACCTCCTCCTGGTCCCCACACTGGTCGGCGTACAGGTCAAAAAGCCCCTTGCCGATGTTGTCAGCTATGGCTACCCCGAGGTGCCGTCTTTGTTTGCTGTCTACGTCCTCTGCATATACGTTGTATTTTCTCATCTCAAATCTCCTCTTAATTTCTCTCGCCGATGATCGTACGGGTTATGTAACCGTCGAGCAGGTTGTCTTTGATCGTGTCATTGGGGATGGTGGCGGTTTTCTCAACCCACCCGGTGGCCGTCTTGAGTTTGGCTGTCATCTCGGTGTCGCTGGCCTTGATGTAGATTTTAACGGCGTCTCCGATGCGGAGAGTGTTGGCGTACAGGATTGTCCCAACGGGGATTGCGCCCCATCCTGCGGTCAACATCGGCTCAATCTCGCCCATCCTGATCGTGACATCGCATCCGGCGATTTGTCTGGCGGCTTCCTTGATTGCCTCGATTCTCTTTTTCATCTCGTTCTCCTTTTTATTTTCTCTCGTGCTCATATGGTAAGTATAGCTAACCGCTTAGGATATGTCAAGAAGGAAATGCAAGAAAAAAATATAGAGAAAATATATAGGGAGGCGGTAAATGGATAACGACCCCATAATGCTCCGTTGCATCCTTGAGGTGTCCGCCTTCGCCCTTCTCATCGGGGCGCTGGTGGTGGAGAAGAGGTGGAGGGGGAAAAGGTGAGCCACCCTTTCTATCATACGACGAGATGGAGGGCGAGACGTGCAAGACAGCTCGCAGAACATCCGCTGTGTGCCATGTGTGAGAAGCAGGGCAAGGTGACAGCGGCCAGCATAGCCGACCACGTGGAACCGCACAGGGGTGATCCTGTGGCGTTCTGGACGGGGAAGTTGCAGAGCCTGTGTAAGCGCTGTCATGACTCAGCTAAACAGCTAAAAGAGAAGCATGGCGTGTATCCGGGGTGTGATGTGGATGGAATGCCCTTGGACCCGGATCATGTATGGAGTAAGGGGGAATAAAGATGATAACTGTCACATATGATAGGGGCCTTCCATTCTCTGGAAAGTGCAGAACAGGGAACCGCGCTGGCCCCTCGATTTACATATCCTCCCACTTTTCTTTCCTCCCACGGAGGTTCGTGGGATGATTAAAAAGTGCAAATCCTGCAAGATGGAGTTCACCGGCCGCCCCAATCAGAACTACTGTTCCCCGAAATGTCGCAAGGCCGAGGAAGTCCGCCTGCGCAGGGCACCGAAACGCCCCGCCCCTACCTCAAAGTCTGGCAAAAAGAAACCTCCCACGGGCAAGGCGTCCGATATCCCTTCGAACATCACGAAACCCGACAACCTCAACCCGATAGCCTCAGCCTATTGGGATAAGGTGTCCCCGATCCTGATCAAGCGGGGCCACCTTAACGTGCTTTCCGAGGATGCCTTTGCCGAGCTCTGCGATCTTCACTCCCGGGTAGTCGACATCAGGAAGATGATCGACGCCGGCACGGTCCTCAAGTGCCCCGAATGTGAAGCCGAGATAGTCACCCCGGGTAACAGGGCGCTTTTGCAGATTGACGATAAGTGGAGCCTCAAGGACGGCACGGAAGGCCAAAACCTCAAAGAAAGCGCCCTTTCCGACCTGAAACGGAAGTACTCAGCCCGATTCCTTGACTATTGCAAGCAGTTTTACCTCACCCCGGCAGCGAACAGGGGAAATTTCAACCTGGAGGAAGATGAACCCGAAGACACAAAAGAGAAAGGCAAAGAACGCTTCTTCTAAGCCAGTTGACCGCTGTACCGCGTATGCTCAGGCGGTAATCAACGGCGAGATCGTGGCAGGACCATTTGTAAGGGGAGCCTGTCAGCGCCACCTTAATGACCTCAAGAACGCCGGGACCCGGGGTTTATATTACGACGAGCACGAGGCGGCAGAGGCGATAGCCTTTTTCGAAGAATGCCTTTGCCTGAACGGCGGCCAGTTCGAAGGCCTGCCCTTCATTCTTTTCCCCTGGCAGTCATTTATTATCGGGTCGCTGTTTGGATGGAAACGCAAGAGTGACGGGATGCGCCGTTTCCGCGTTGCCTTCATTGAGACGCCGAAGGGCCCGCTCGCCCTGGACACTCCCATTGCTACAGTGAATGGCTGGACCACTATGGGCGAGATCAAAACAGGCGACATCGTGTTCAATTCTCAGGGGAAGCCAACCCCTGTTGTCGGCGTAAGCCCTATTTTCACTGCCCGGAAATGCTACCGTCTGCGTTTTTCTGATGGAGCAGAAATCGTAGCCGATGCCGAACACGAGTGGTATACCGCAGTTCTCAGAAATGGAAAAAGGCCAGGACCACGCAAGGACGCGACGGTAGGTGAGTATGAGAAGAAGAACACGGCTCATATAGCGGCGACTCTATCAATGCCGATTTCGAGCAGCAGGCATCCCCAGGCAAAGTGGAATCATAGGGTTGAAGTGTCTCCTGCCCTCGATTTGCCAGATATTCGACTGCCAATAGACCCATACACGCTTGGAGCATGGCTCGGCGATGGGGATAGCGATGCGGCCAGGATAACCTGTGAAGACGACGAAATCATGCAATACATAGCCGATGCAGGCTACATTCTCGGGAAGCGGCATTGCAGACCAGGCAACCGAGCGTTTAGACAGGCCTTCGGGCTGCAGGATCAATCAAGGTGCGCGAGAGGCCACGAGCGCTCGAAGCATGCGAACGGCTCGCATTGCCGTGCGTGCGATCGAGAACGCGACCATTTGAAGCGAAACGGTACGGGATTATCTCGACGCAACAATATTTCTATGAACGAATTAATGGCATCTCTCGGGCTGTTTCGTAAAAAGCAGATCATCACACCTTATTTTAGGGCGGGGGTTCGACAGCGCTTGTCTCTTCTTCAGGGCCTGATGGACACAGACGGCCACGTTGCAAAGGGCGGAAAGTGCGAAATTACTCTATGCGACGAACGTTTGGCAAACGATGTCCTGTCTCTTCTTCGGTCGCTTGGCTATAAATGTGTGATCAGGGAAAGTGAAGCAAAATTGAACGGAAAAACCATAGGTCCCCGCTGGCGTATAGGGTTTCAGGCCTATCGGTCACAGCCTCCTGTTAGGCTTGCAAGAAAGTTTGCCAATTTGGAAGACGAACCGCGAACGCGCCCGCTGAGCCGCGGCCGCATGATCGTTGCTTGTGATCAGGTTGAATCGGTTCCTGTCCGCTGCATCACGGTTGCCAGTGAGGACCATATGTTTTTGGCAGGGCATAACCTTGTCCCGACATGCAATAGTGGCAAGTCCCCCCTAGCCGCCGGTATCGGCCTCAAGGGCCTCGTAGCTGATAACGAGCCCCGCGCCGAAGTATATGCGGCCGCAACCTACAAAGACCAAGCCATGGTCCTTTTCAGGGATGCTATGGCTTTTTATGACCAATCCCCTGAATTACAGAAACGCCTCGTGGCATCCGGCACGGGCGAAAAACGATGGAGCCTGTCTTACCCGGTCAAAGGGTCCTTCTTCCGCCCGATCTCTTCTGAGAAGAAAGGACAATCAGGCCCCCGCCCACACATGGCCCTGCTTGATGAGATCCACGAACACCGGGACGGCACGGTTATAGAAATGCTTCGCGCCGGCTTCAAGTTCCGCCGGCAGCCCCTTTCCTTCATGATCACCAATTCCGGCCACGACAAAACAACGGTCGGGTGGGAATACCACGACATGGGAACGAAGATAGCCTGTGAACAGCTTGAGAACGACGAGTTTTTCGCCTATATCTGCGCCCTCGACGAAGAGGACCTTGAAGAGGACCGCTACCTTGAGGACGAATCTTTGTGGGCGAAGGTCAACCCTTCCCTTGATGCCGGCATCCCCGGATATGAATATATCCGCGGTCAGATCAAAGAAGCCCGCGGTATGCCTTCGAAGATGAGCACGGTCAAGCGTCTGTGTTTCTGCATCTGGACCGAAGCAGAGAATCCGGCTATTTCCCGTGAGGCGTGGATGGCCTGCCAGGATAAAGACTATCCGGTAGACATTCTCACGGGGCGCCGGGCGTGGGGTGGCCTCGATCTGTCGGCGGTTAACGACCTTACCGCCTTTGCCCTCATGTTCGAACCCCGTGAGGACGACCCCTTGTGGCGTCTCAAGGTCTGGTTTTGGATTCCCGGGATTGGCATATACCGGAAGGAGGAAACGGATCACGTTCCCTATATCGCGTGGCGTGATGCCGGCTATATCAACGCCATCGACCGCAAGACGGTGGATTATGAGTTTGTCATCACCGAACTTGTGGAACTGTGCAGTGCTTACAACGTCCAGAAAATCGCCTTTGATCGCTGGAAAATGAAGGACTTCGAAAAGGACCGGGAACGATTGGGCGCCACCCTTCCCGAGATGGTCGAATTCGGACAGGGCTATCAATCCATGAGCCCGGCGATCAAGATATTCGAAACCAAGTTCACCGAGGAAACCATGAGGCATGACGGGAACCCCTGCTTAACGTGGTGCGCTTCGAATGTGGTTGCCGTGGAAGATGCGGCAGAAAACAAGAAATACGACAAGTCCCGGAGCATCGGCAGGATAGATGGTATCATTGCGGCGGTTATGGCCTGCGGGATACTGGAAGAAGGGGAAGAGAAATCGGTCTATGAGGGCATGACCGCCGAAGAGATAAAAGCGAGGATGGCGTTTTGACCCAATTACAACTCCGAGGTTGGAAAAGCATCTGCAAGGTCCTCGACGTGAAGGATAAGAGGACGGCAAAACGTATACTCAAGAAGATGAAATTATTGAGCTATGACGAAAGAACGCCGGTATTAAGCCTTGAAGCGTACCGGGAAAGAAATCAGAGGGGAATAAACGCATGAAGATAGAACCGATAGTGTGCCGTGGCTGGAAAAGCATATGTAATTTTATTGGGGTAAAAGACAAAAGAACGGCCAAAAAAGAACTTACAAGGATTGGGCTTCTGAATTATGAATTTGGCAGGCCGGTACTGTCCAGAGAGGCATACTTAAAAGTAAAAGAAGAACGCCTCATTCAGCTTCCATCGGAATATTGTGGGCCCGAGAAGATGGTGGAAGATAAAATTATAGCGAGTTTGCCTAAACATACGCGAAGAAAGCGCCAGTTCAAGACTAATTATGGCATTATTGATATATTTATTCCGGGCGCTCCGCCCACAATTATCGAAGTAAAAAACAAACCTACTCCCGGGAATATACAAAGTGCCATAGGACAGCTATTGCTATATCGGCAAGATTACCCGAACGCTGATTTATACATAGCATGTGCAGACAAAATTCCACAAAAATATATGATAGCCATAGAACCGCTAGGAATAAAGGAATGGCACTCATAATAAGTTTTACGCGCTGTCCTTTCATGTATCTCTTTTGTAAATCTATGTCACGCTTTTGATACCATAAAACCCCCTCACCCGCTTTGACCATATGAATATATATCAGTAACCTGTCCTTAACAGCTTCACCGCTTCTTGCGCAAGGACGGGTGACATGAATTGAGTATCAGAACATGGATAAAGCAGAAAGTCAGATCATCTTTGGCAACGCCCGAAAAGTGGCTTGTTGAGTATTTTTCGGGTGGTGGCGTTGAAACCAGTGCGGGCGTCCGCGTAACTTCTTCAACGGCCATGTATTTTGTGGCTGTTTTTGCTTGTGTCAACATCCTTTCCCGTACCGTCGGCAGCCTTCCTCTCTATCTGTACCGGAGATTGCCGAACGGAGGCAAAGAAAAGGCCCGCAAACATCCCCTTTTTAACCTCGTTCGTTACCTTCCAAACCCCGAAATGACCGCCATGCGCTACAGATCGACGCTACAAGGGCACCTTGCCTCCTGGGGTAATAATTATTCCTACATCGATTGGGAGTTATCCGGGCGTAACGCGGGCTATCCTAAGGCGATATGGCCTATCAGGCCCGACAAGATACAGGTCGAAAGGGTCAATGGCGAGCTTATTTATCGCTACTATCCATCGTCGGATGATAAGAAGCTGAACACGGAGGGGTTTATTGTTCCGAAAGGGTACATGCTCCACATTCCCGGTTTCGGCTATGACGGGATAATGGGCTATTCCCCGATCACCCTTGCTCGTGAAGCCATCGGCCTCGGTCTGGCGACAGAGGAATTCGGGTCACGGTTCTTCGGCTCAGGTACACACCCGGGAATGATAGTCGAACACCCCAATAAGTTGAGCGCACAAGGCCACAGCAACCTTAAAAAGTCGCTCACGGACATATACAGTGGCCTCGGCAATGCTCATCGCCTCATGCTCCTGGAAGAAGGCATGAAGGCAAATAAAATTGTGGTGGACCCGAAGGATAGCCAATTTCTTGAGACGCGGAAATTCCAGATCAACGAGATCGCCCGCCTCTTCCTCATTCCTCCTCATATGATTGCCGACCTGGACCGTTCGACGAACAACAACATCGAGCACCAGGGCATCGAGTTTATAGAAAACACAATGCTTCCCTGGTTTGTTCTCTGGGAACAGGAATACTCACGGGCGTTGCTCCGTTCGGATGAGCGCGACGAGTATTTCTTTCAATTCGACATTGATTCTCGTATGCGTGGCGACCTTGCGGCGCAAACCGCTTATTTTAGGGCCGGTAAACAATGGGGATGGTTGTCGACAAACGACATAAGAGAGATCAAGAATATGAATCCCGTCGAAGGCGGCGACCTTTACATGGTTCCCTTGAACATGATCCCAGCGCAAGACGCGGGTAAAATCGCGGCAAATAACGGCAAGAAAGACGATAACGGGGCCCAAAATGAGTAAAAAACAGTACGAAACCGCTGTCAAACCCAAGCACGAGACGCGGGAAAACAAGGAAAAGGTGAAGGACGATGGCAGAAAAAAGAAAAACGCCTGAAATTGAACGTCGATATATCCCGGCGACGGAGATCCGGGCCGTTGACGACAACGGAGTAAAGCACATTATCGGCTATGCCGCTGTTTTCAACTCCCTTTCCGAAGATTTGGGGGGATTCCGGGAGAGAATTGAGCCCGGATGTTTCACCCGGGCCTGCAAAGAGGATGATGTCAGGGCTTTGAGGAATCACAACTCTGATTATGTCCTTGCCAGGACGAAAAGCGGCACCTTGACCCTTTCCGAGGACGCCCACGGCCTGAAAATCGACGCCATACCGCCCGATGCGCAGTGGGCGCGTGACCTCATGGCCTCTGTTGAACGTGGGGATGTAAGTCAGATGTCCTTTGGCTTTCGCACAATCACCGACAGATGGGAAATGCAGGACGGGCAGGACGTAAGGACGCTCCTTGAGGTGGAACTTTTCGATGTTTCCCCGGTGACCTTTCCTGCATACCCGGACACGACGGTCGCCTTGAGGTCAAAAGAGGGCTGGAACAAGGAAAATCATGGGTCTGTAACACCCGACCTTGCCTATAAAGTAGGGCTTATGAAACGCAAACTCGATCAAAAAGAAAAAATATCAGGAGGAAACGTAAAATGAACGAGAAAATAAGAAAACTCCTTGCAGAGCGGGCAAAACTGATAACCGATCAGCGGGCACTGCTCGACAAGGCTGATGCAGAGAAACGGGCCTTGACCGCCGACGAAAACACGAATTACGAGAACATGGACGCGAGATTCGACGCGATCACGAAAGAGATCGAAAGGGAAGAGGCCCTTGAGAAACGCGAAAAGGCCACAACTGAGGACGCAGACCGTTTCAAGGCCGCGCCCGAAGGCCAGCGCACCGGCGAGCCTCAGTTTATCGAGTATCGCGGCCTTAAAATACCCGTTCAGTCGAACGCGGTAGTTATGCAGAGAGCCTTCAACACCTTCCTTACCCGCGGCCTGCAGGCCATTGTTGGTGAAGAGCTCCGCGCGCTTCAGATGGACGCCGACATTTACGGCGGCTTCCTCGTCGCCCCGCAGCAGTTCATCATGAAACTCATCCAGGCGATGGACAACGAGGTCTTTATCAGGAGCATGGCGACGGTTTACCCCGTCACGAAAGCCGAATCGCTCGGTGCTCCTTCCCTCGACAACGATCCCGCCGATCCGACGTGGACCGCAGAGATCGCCACCGGGACCGAAGACAGTACAATGTCATTCGGAAGGCGCGAACTTACCCCTCATCCCCTGGCGAAGCTCATCAAGGTATCCGAAAAGCTCCTTCGCACCGCCGCCATGGACGCGGAAAGCCTCGTCATTCAGCGGCTTGCGTACAAGTTCGCAGTTGTAGCGGAATATGCCTATCTTCTCGGCTCCGGCTCCAATCAGCCCATGGGCGTGTTTACGGCAGCGACATCCGGCTTCGGTATCAGCACAAGCCGGGACGTTTCCACGGGCAACACGACAACGGCTTTCACCACGGACGGCCTTATCAACGCCCTTTACAGCCTCAAGGGCCAGTATCACCAGAAAGCCACTTGGATCTTTCACCGCGACGCGATCAAAATGCTTCGCAAGCTGAAAGACGGCGACGGCCAGTATATTTGGAACCCGGATATCAAGGGCGGCCAGCCTGACATGATCCTCGCGCGGCCTTACAAGATGTCCGAATACTGCCCGGCCACATTTACCTCCGGCCTGTATGTTGGTATCATCGGGGATTTCTCGAATTACTGGATCGCTGATGCCCTGGACATGAGGGTACAGCGGCTTAACGAGCTTTACGCGGCCACAAACCAGATCGGCTTCATCGGTCGGCTTGAAAGTGATGGTATGCCGGTCCTGGAAGAAGCATTCGCCCGCGTAAAACTGGCGTAATCAAATGAAAAAAATAAGGGGGTAACAGACATGAACCTTTCCAAAAATGCAGCAATCGATTATGCACTGGCGGCTATAGCCAGCGCCAACAATACCGATTCCGACACGACTGTCTTTGATATGCAGGGATATGATGGTGCTCTCTTTGTCACTCCGATAGTGACAGGCGCCGCAACAGGCGTGGCGACCCTGAACGTCAAGGGCCATACGGCAAACGCCGCTTCCGGTTCCCTGATTACTGGCGCTACGGCGACGGTAACGAACGGCACGACTTACGCCGGGAAACTCCTGATCGTAGACGTTTACAAACCGCAGAAACGGTACATCTACGGCAATGTTACCTCGGCCACGGATGTTATCACCTTCGGCGCGACCATCTGCATCAGGTACAAGGGGAAAATGGCCCCCATACCCGCAGAATCAACGCTCGCGGCCAAAACGACAGTAGTGGGATCTTAACCCGTTCCTTTAATGGATACTCCGGGCGGGTTAATCCGGCCCGTCCGGGGGCAACCAACGGATAGGAGGAATTTAAAATGTCAGATACAACTTATCAACCAAAAGTTTACAGGAAACAGGGCGGTGATGAACTTGTTGTCGCTTCGGGCGGCAAGATTACCGTTGAATCAGGTGGGGAACTGGACATAGAAAGCCTCACCAACGGCGCTCCCGGCGCTGGCATTTCCGGCGGAACCGGCACGGTGTTCAAATCCAGTGTGATCCGTATCGGGGATATCATCAAGACATCGATCCTGATTGACCTGACCGGCCTTTCCTCATCGACTACCGACCTTGACATTATCGGCCAAGGCACAGACCCCGCTTATCTCGGACAAATCACGGCGGCAAAGAACGGCACCATACTGACCGGCAGAATGACCTGTCTCGAAGTTCCCGTAGGCGGTGTTGTTGACATCGACCTGTATTCTGCAACAGAGGCAACCGGCGTTTTTGACGGGAAGATAGCCGACCTTGCCGAGACAGCCATTATCACGGCAGGCGGGAACTGGACGCTCGGGGCTATCAAGGCTTTCGGTGCTATACCGGCGGCTAATAAATATCTGTATCTTACAGGCGGCGCAGATGGAACGGCAGCGGCTTACACGGCGGGCAAGTTCTTGATCGAGCTTGAAGGCTACGAGGCTTAATAGACCGGGGGCGGGTGTAACAGCCCGCCCTTTTTTGGAGGCTCCGACAATGAAAAAAGTATTTCTCTTTTCTCTGTTGCTTATTTTGATAGTTCCGGCCATGGCGTTTTCTGCCGGGACCTTGAGCATTACCTCTACCGCCGATATAGTATCGGGCGCACCGTCGAAGATTATCACCATAGCCGGTGTTGCAGCCGCCGATGACGGCACATGGCCCGCCCTTGCGATTGACGTAAGCGCCACGGGCACCGAGGGCAATTTCCTTGCTGAGGTCGAGGTTGATCCGGGCAATGCAACCGCCCCCAATGCCTTGACGGTAAAGCTCTATTACACCGACGACTACACCGCAAACACGACGAATGCCTATGACCTCCTGGGGGGCGCGGGGGCTTCACTGAGCGCGACAACGACAACCAACTTCACCCCCATTTTCGACACGACTACGGCTCAGCGCGGTTACAAGTTCATCAGCCGAAACCTTACCCTTGTGGTTACTCAGGCGGCGGTTGCGGTCAATTCGGCCACGGTAGGAATCAAATTGACGTTTGCAAGGTGACGATGAAAACGCAACTGAAAACCGCCCCGACGATTGAACCGATCACCTTAACCGAACTGCTCCTGCACCTCCGTCAGGGATCGGAAGATATCGCCACGGCATTGACCACGGCACAGTCCATCCTTCCCGGGTCACACGCGATAGCCGACAATTACACGACCCATGTAGGCGCGGGTGTATCCGTTCTCGGCAAGACTGCCCTTGTCAACCTCAACGCGGGGACAGTGGGCGCGGGCGGTACGGTAGACGCGAAGATCCAGGAGAGCGACGACAACGCCACATGGACAGATTGGACGGGCGGGGCTTATACTCAGGTCACGGCGGCCAATGATAATGCCATTCAGGAAAAGCAATACACCGGCTCCATGGCCTACATCCGCGTAGTGGCAAAGGTGCTTGTTGCGGCCTGTGAATTCGGCGCTGATATCCTGACAATCTCCCATGAGACCATCGAGGACACATGGCTGAACGATGCGATCCAGGCGGCGCGCGAGGACGTGGAGGATACTACGCGGCGGCAACTCCTGACGGCCACTTGGTATTACTACCTCGACCGGTTCCCGGATAAGAATTACATTGTCATTCCGTTCGGCAACCTCCAAAGCGTGACCAGCGTAAAGTACAAGGACAGCGACGGGACGGAAACCACAATGACCGTCACAACTGACTATATCGTCGAGTTAAACGGCGAGGGTTGTGGGCGTATCGTCCTTCCGTATGGGATGTCCTGGCCATCTGCTACCCTTTATCCTTCGAATCCTATCACCATCGAATTCGTATGCGGCTGGACGGCGGCCGCGAGTATCCCGAAGAAGATAAAGCAGGCGTGTCTGATGATATGCGCCGATTTGTACGCAAACCGGGGAGAGAAGATCATCGGGCAATCGGTATCCGAGGACAAGACGGCGGACCGGCTTTTGGCATCATACCGCTTGTGGGAGGAGTTCGAATGAGATCGGGCCGACTCGACAGACGCTTGACCCTGCAACGCCGCACGTTGACGGAGAACGACTACGGTGAAGCCGTGGAGACATGGACAGACCTTGCCACGGTATGGGCTGAGAAGATCCCCGTGAGAGGATCCGAACGGTTCGCGGCCATGCAGACGGTAGCAGAGGTCGATACCCGGTTTAAAATCCGCTACCGGACCGACGTATCGCCCCTTGACCGGGTTGTTTGCGCCGGAACCACATACGACGTGAAAGGGGTGCTTGAGATAGGCAGGCGCGAGGGATGGGAAATATACGCAACGGCGAGGGCTGAATGAGCAAGAGTGCTTTCAAATTTGAGCTTACCGGCATGAAGGAACTCATGAACGCCCTTGAACAGTTGCCTACCATCGCCATGCAGAAAGGGGCAATCCGCAACGCACTGAAAGACGCCGGGCAACCCGTAGCCGACGATGCCAAAACAAACGTCCCTGTCGATTCGGGACACCTGAGAGATTCGATCAAGGTTTCAACGTCTCTCAAAAAGTCACAGCGCCCGAGACGGCAGGACAGGACGAGCGTGACGGCGTATGTCGGCTCAAGCTCACCACTGGCTCATCTCATCGAGTTTGGAACTACACAGCGCATCCTCAAGGAGCCCCGCATTGTGACCATCGGCGGCAGGACGGTACAGATCACACACACCGGGCAAGTATCACCACGGCCATTTCTCAGGCAGGCGTGGGATGCGAAGAAAAACGAGGTATTGAAACGGTTAGGCGATGCACTGTGGCGGCAGATAGCAAAATCAGCCCGAAGATTGGCAAAGAAGGCGTCTCGCGGGACGCTGACCAGACGACAGATTGAAGGATTGAGTAAATGAGCGTCGACACCAT